GCGATTCCAGATACAGCCGGAAATAGTTGTTGTCCGCGATGATCAGGTCGGGCTTGTCCGTCTGGCGCACGAGCTGCACGTACAGGCGGTTCATGTACGACTGGATATTCGCCGAGGTCGTGGCGCCACCGCCGTCCGTGACACCCGAGAACTTCAGGTTGCGCCAGAAGCTGCCGACCGTCGTTGATGCGTCGATGCCGCCCACCACGCCAGTCGTCGGCGTGTTCGACACCAGCAACGCGAGGCCGCCGATCTGACGGCCGCCGTCTGCGGTGCCGTCCGAATAGCAATCGAGCGCGATGTTGTTGACGAGCGTTTTTTCCGCGTTCTTGATGCGCGACTCCAGCAGGTCGATGATGGCTTCTTCGCCGGTGTTCTGGAGTTGTTCCAGACCGGAGATCGAGACCGCAACCGCTGCCTGCGCGTAGTTGTATTCCGCGCCGGTGAACACGTCCGACGGCGAGATGTTCAGCGCTTCATAACCGCTGTAGCGCTTGAACGTGCCGTTCTCGGCGTATTCGAGTTCCTGAACGATGGTCCGACCGCCGGAGACGGTCTTGACGTTGCCGCGCTTGCGGAGGCGGAACAACAGGGCGTTGTTCTTCGTGATGTTGTCAGCCAGCTTCCCGGTACGGTTACGAAGCGTGGTCGTGACAATTTCCGTGAGAGTGCTCGACGGATTTTGCAGTGCCATGATGATGCTCCCAGAGGTTTACGAGGTTGTCGCGGCTCGTACTGCTGCCGCAATTTCATCGCGCAGTGAGAGGTTCTGATTCGCGGTGGTCGTCGCCGAGACAGTGCCCGCCGATGATCCGCTGATCGATCCCGCCGCCCTACGCTTTGCATCAGCTTTGGCTTTCGCCTCGGCTGCCCGCTTCGCCTCTGCATCCGCCTGTTGGCGGGTCAGAATTGTGGAACGAACATCAGGGTTCGCATGGCACGCCATGTCGTACGCCTCCTGCATATCCTTAGCCTGTCCCGCGACCAGGAGATGAGCCATCAGCGGCTTAACCTGTTCGTAGAACTCGTTCTTCGGATCGGCAGCGAAGGCTTCGATTACGGCTTGAGCCTGTCCCTGTACATGCTGATGTTGCTGCTGCTCGGTGTTCGTCAGATGGCCCTTGAGTTGTGCAAGCTCCTGGCGGAGTGATTGCAACTCAGGATCAACATGCACGGCACCTTGCGCAGCTACGGATAAGTCCACTCCAAACTGTCCCGCGATATGCCGGATCACGCCGATTTTCTGTTCGGCGTTCGCGGTGCGCAGAATGTAGGCAGTCTGGAGTAGATCCCGAACCGCGCCGGCTTCGTCGCCGCCTTCCGCGCGGATCATCGGGAGATATGGGTTGATTACGTCTTTGAGCTTCTTGCCAAGCGCGGCATCCTGGCCGAGCGTGGTAATGCCGCGGTGCGCTTCTTCCTCGCGCCGCGCGATGACGGCCTGCACTTCGGGGGGAATCTTTTCCCAGTGCGCGCGCTCGGCGGCCGACCACGATTGCGGTGCTTTGGCTTTCTGTTCTGCGACGGTCTCGGTGGGATCGACCTTCGTTTCGGTCGTTTCGCCAACCTTCGGCGTTTCGGTCGTTTCGGCGACGACAGGCGTCTCGATGACTTCTGTCGGCTCGCCCTTCAGATCGGCGATGTTCTTCACCAACTCTTCACGAAGCGACAGTTCTGCTACCTGCTCGACTTCGCCCGTTTCGCCAACCTGACCGCTTTCGACCGTCATCTCGCATCCCCGCTTATTTGCATGCGGTAGATGCTAGGCAGCGGCAATTTTCAGGGCAATGTATATACTGCAATCGCGGCGACTCAGGGATTGCGACTACGCGGTTCCATGCAAATGAGTCGCCGCATTTTCAAGCTATCCCTGCGGCATCCCCTGCTGCGGCGCTTGCTGTTGCTGTTGTTGCTGCTGCATCTGCTTCTGCAACGCCGCCATCTTGGCCTCCTGCAATTGCTGCAAAAGCCGCGGCATGAATGCACCGATCATTTCCCTCTCCCCAAGACTTCGCGCGTGGCCTTCGTCAGTTCCTTGCGCAGGTTGAAATCGCCGCGTACCTCGCCCGGCTGCCGGCCGACGCGCTCGTTTCCGACTTCGGTATAGCCGTTGCGCTTCAGGAAGTCCCGGTGCGCGCTGCGGCTGTTGATCACTGGCGGCTTGCCGGTGGCGACATCGACGGCTACGGCCTGATACGGGCCAATGTCGGGCGCGACCATGGGCGCCGAGACGACGCGCTCCATGGAAACGGCATCGCCCGGCTCATCGCCATCGCAATTCTGGTCACATTTGGGCAGCCGATTACGTTCAGCAATGGTGCGAAACTCATCGCGCTCGTGACCGCAGAGCAAACAGCGAAACGTATAGATTGGCATCATTCCCCCGAGGTTGCGGCGTTCGCCGCGCTGATTTGTGCGGTATCGAGCGCCGACTGAGCGCCGATCTCGGCAACTTCGATGGCGCGCGCGTTGTTCAGTTGCGCAATCAGGAGCGTCATGGACTGCTTCAGCCCTTCCGTCTGCTGTTCCATATGCGCCTTCATGCGTTCGATCATCGCCTGATTCTGCGCGTCCATCGCGTTGCGCTGCGCTTCAAGCTGCTGCTCCTGCGCCGCCTGCTGGGCTTGCGCATGCTGCTCCATCTGCGCTACCCATGCGTCTAGCTGGGCCTTCTGGCGGTCGTTCTCGGCCTCCTGCTGCAACTTCTTCAGCTCAATCTGGCCGCGCAACTGTTCTGCCTGTGCATCGCCCTGCTGCTTGCCCTGTGCGATCTGCAATTGCGTCTGCGCCTTGATCTGCTCCGGGTTCGGCTGCGGATTGTCCATCGCCTGCTTGGCCCGTTTCTGGAGCGCGTCAACCGTTTCCTGCAAACATGACTCAAGCTGCTTGCCAACAGGGAACGCACGCACGGCGAACATCAGCATTTGCCCGAGCAGCGGCATCATGGCCGGGTCTGCACCCTCCGCCGACTTGAGGAAGCCGCCGACCGCCGTCAGGAACTCGGTGCGGTCCTGCTTCTCCTGCATCTGGTCCATCTTCAGCGTGGAGTCGGTCTCGATGTCGAGCCGGAAATGCCGCATGTTGGAGTCGCGGATCAACTGATCGACTTCCTCCCACGTCGGTTCTTCGAACGGCTTTTCCATGTCGTCAGGGAGATCGCCGCCGAGCTTCTTGATCATCGTGGCGATCTGCTTTTCCTGCTGCGTCATCAGCGCATAGCCGGAAATCTCGGCCAGCGTCTTGATGTCGAACTGGTTCGCCAGCACCTCAGCCACCAGCACGACGACATCGCGCGCGAAGCGCTGCACCTCGGCCTGCATATCGACCAGGCGAATCGAAGCCCAGTTCGACTTGATCTTCTGCGCGCCGTAGGTCTCATCCGGGTCCGTCGAGCCACGGATGATGTCGGCCATGCCGGTGATCTCATACAGGTCCTGCTTGACCTTCTCGCGCGTGTCGTAGATCGACAGCAGGGTCTGCGCAATCATATCCATTGGCAGAAGCTCGACAGCGCCCTTGATGCCCCCCTTCTCGGCGAAAGCGCCCCATGCGTCTACCGGAACAAGCCGGTTCTCATAGCCGCCGGCCAGAAGCTGCTGCAAACCCGGCGTACTCGAATCGTAGACGCCAACCACACGCAGCGCGTCGGCGAGCAACTTGGCGCGCGAGGTCAAATCGTCAAGTTGGCCGGCCTGGTCCTGATACATCGCGTAGTCGGGGACCGGGATAACCGTGTCGTTCGCGTGGTTCGGCAGCATCGGGCGCGGGCAGGGGAAAAATCCCTCCAGCCCAAGCATGTCGTCGCGCACGTCGAGCGGTTGCATCATCATGCCTTTCGAGAGCCAGTAGACCTTTTTAGTGGTCTTGTCCCAAATCTCGTATATGCAGGCTTTCTGCTGGTATTCAGTGACTTCCTGGCCCTTCAGGTCCTCGGCCTTGTAGTCGAGCGGCACGTTGCCGCCCTTCTCATCCCCGAATCGCTTGATCAGTTCCTTGCGGTCGAGATAGCACTTGCGCCATACAGCCCGTACTTCCTGCCAGGTGCGCGCGATCGTGTGCCCGAAGTCCGACCAGTGGACATAATCGATGTCCACTTCCTCATATTCGACATCGACAATGGGCTCGCCGCTCGAAGCGGCCTGTTCAACGTCAGGCGCCTGATTGGCGTCCGCGTCATCGTCGATTTCCGGGCCTTCATTGCCCAGCATGCCCTCGCCGCCCTCGGCGAAATGAGGCACATAGCGAATCCAGACCGTACCGCGACCCGGCAAGAGACGATCGGTCACGCACTGGCGCGCGGTGAGGAAGAAATCCTCTTTGTCGAGCGTGAAACTCGTCGCGCGCTCGAGAATCTGGCACGCGACACGACCCACGGGATCGGCATCGAGGAACCGGCGCTGAAAATCGGGCTTCGGGTTCTTCGAATAGAGCGCCGGCAGCAGCGTCTGGATATTCGACCACAGCACGTTGTAGCGGCTTTCCTTCGTCTCGCGCGCGTTACGCTCGTCCTTGTACCGGCGCAGGATCTTCTTAGCCTTGGTCTCCCATTCGGACGCCTTGGATTCGTATAGCTCGATCTCCTTCACCCATCGAGTGACGGTGTTGTCGGTCGAGAGCTGCGTGTCGCCCTGTGCGCGCGCTTCAGTCATGATTTCAGCCCGAGATAAAGCCGACAGTTGCCGACAGAGTGCCGCCGACCACGATGTTCAAGCCCTTCGAGAACGCGAACGGCATCGGATTCCACCCAACCGAGAGCGTCGCCGTATCGACCATCTTCGTAGTCGTGCCCGTTGCTGCGTCGTCGTAGATGGTGACGGTGCCCGATGTGGTCGAACTCACGAAGATCCCCGCGAGAACGCCGTCAACCGCGCACACGTTGCCCGATGCGCTGATCTGCTTGTAGGTGAAGCCTGCTGTTGTGTGGTTCATGATGGTCCTTATAAACTTTGTATTAAGATGCCAACTTTCTATGGAGGTGAGATATGGAAGATCAAAAACCTAATAAGGCATGGCGCATCAACTTCGAAACTGGCGATTCACTAGTGACCGAAGACGAAGATTTAGCAAATTTGCACAGGGGGAAGGGGCGCACCGTGCAACTCATCGATAACCAGGCCAAACCTAGCGAATACGACGAGCACGAATAATCCCTGTGGCTGACAGCGTGCTCGCGCTGAAGCTCGCCCACGCTGTCAGATAAACAGTGGTTGAGGTCGACACATTGATTCTTTGAACAGGCGCTACCAGCGAAATATTGTTCGATGCTTGCTGCGTGGAGCTATTGATTCCGCGAATCCCCGCACCCCCATTTGCAAGGCTTGTAGTAGTGACGGCAGTTTGTGCAATCGAGATAATCGTTGAAGGTGCCGCCACAAATTCTGTGTTACCGCTTACGTCCCAATCACCGGCAGTAAGCGTGATGCTAGTGACGTTGGAAGTTGTGTTGTTTGTTAGCGAAACTCCTGTCCCGGTAGCGGTGATGAATTCGCCAATACTCCCGGCATTCGCGTTATCAGCAGCTACAGTTCCGGCAATGCCGATTGTGCTTGATGGGCTTATCAATGCGCTAAACGTCTGCGCCGCGCTCCATGTGTTTGCGCCGTTCAGAAGCGGCACTTTGGCGCCGCTCGTGCCGACTGCGTTTCCGCTGAGCGTTGCTGCATTGACTGCGGAATTGCAGACGATACCCGTTCCAGAGGTGTACCCAAGGGCATTCGATGCACCGGTGCAGCTCGGCATGGCGAATGCCGTAGGCGATGCGGATGAGCCAGTTGCATTTGCCAGCACTGTATTAGCCGCGATGGCCGCGATGCCATTGACGCCGACCCCTCCCCATGCCGGCGCACTGGATGCGCCTGTCGAGACGATCGCCTGCCCGCTCGATGAGCCTGCCGGATTGAGAAGCTGCACCGGGTTGAGCGTGGTCGCCGATGCCCACAGCGAGAAGGCCGCTAGAACAAGGCCGGAAAGTAGCTTTTTCATGTCGAGTCCTTAGTAGACAACCCAGTTGGAGCCATTGCACCGCGCGGCAACGTGATTCGCCCCGCCGCCTGTGACCGTTGCACCGAACGTCGCGGTGGTGCTGTCCGTAATGCTGGCCGAAAAGCCTTCATTGCCAGCATTGCAGCCAAGACCGCTGATGGAGGCGAACGTGACCGGCTTCTGATAGGTGAAGCCGTTGCCGATAGCGAACTGCTCTACGCCGTTCACGTTGAATTGATGTTGTCCGCTCGTACCGGCCGCCTCCATCCGGTTCAAGCCGGCACCCGGCGACCAGATAGCAGTGGAATAGGTATTCGATGCGGAGTACCAGGTGAACCCCGTCATGAGCGGCATGCTCATCGCCGTTCCCTGGCGCGTGCCGCCGCCCGTATCAATCGCGCCGTTGCCGATCACGATTCCCGCTTCGAATGCCTGATTGTTGGGAACGATGTCAATGGCGGCCGAACAGTTGTTGTCCACCAGAGCACCACCAGAGCCGCAATCGATGCGATGCCCGATGGTCGTGTTGATCTGGTTCACCGTGTAGGGGTCTTCAGCGACCGTCGGCCATGCGCTTTCGATCGTCTGCTCGATCTGTAGATGCTGGGTCGATCCGGCAGTGGCCGCGTTCAGGTTGCTTTGCAGATACATCGCCCAGCCGCCGACGTTCGATGTCCATGTGTCCGCATAGAAAAGCACCTGGAGGGGCAACGCAACAGCGCCGCCCGTCATATCCGATGATCTGGACGCGACAGTCAGGCCAAACCCCCCTCCTGGCGGTGAGATGATCTGAGCCGCATTCGTGAGCCGGTAGTCCTGCCCGGTGGCAATCTGGTTCAGCCATGACGCTGTATTGCCTTGCGCGGCCGATCCCACCTTCAGCGTCTGAACACCGAGATCGTTGGCGATGATCGTGGAATTCGCGTCGTACCGGAGTTGCCCGAATTGCACCGCGACAGGACTGGCGTTAGTGGCGATTGCCGCGCAACTCATCGTTACCGATGTCCCGGCAATCGTCTTGATGTATGTACCCTGGAACACCGTCTCATTGCCATTGCAGCCACCCGGCACGAATGAGCCATAGACGCCCATCCCCACCGTCAGCCCGGTGGCGCTGGTCACGGTTATAACGGCTGAACCGTTCGTCGTCGTGGCCGTTGTGCTGATCGGCGCCTGGATCGTCGGATACAGCGATGTCCCGACTGTCAACGGTGTCTTGGGGTTGCTCGCTGCCGTCTGCACGAATGCCGTTGTCGCGAGCTGCGTGGTATTCGTGCCGGCTGCAGCAGTCGGAGCCGCCGGAACACCGGTGAACGTCGGGCTCGCCAGCGTGGCATAGCTCGACGGGTTGAAGTTGCCGCTATCCCATGGCGTATTGCCGTTGAAAACCGGTCGCACCGAGAACGACGCGAGCCCGGTGAGCGTCGCAGTTCCGAGCACGCTCAGATCCTGCACCTTGAATGTCTGCGCTGAGCAGATTCCGCTTATCAGCGCGAGAGAAAAGAGAAGAATTCGTTTCATACTGGCACTCCGGCCGCGTTGACCCAAATAACAGATGGAGTCACCTGGCTTGCAACCACAGGTTGCTGGAGCGTGGTGTCGAAATAGACCTGATACAGCGTAGGAGAGGCGGGCCGAGATGATGTGGGGCCGCCGGTCCATGAAACAGGAGAACTGCTGATGCCCAGAAACGCGAGCATCTGAACGAGCTTCTGGAGATCGCTCCCTGAGTACATGCCCATCAGATGCGCTCCCGCTCAGTCGCCACGGTATGCTTGGGCCAGAACACCTCATTGGCCGTCATGTCGTGGAGGAAGCGCGGCTTCTCGACGGGCTTCTCGCTCTCCGGGTTGCGCCATACGAGCGACATGTACCGGAAGGCATCAGCGGCGTGCGATGTCCAGTCGTGAACCGGGTTGTCGCGGAATATCTTCGCGTCCTCATCCCACTCGCGGCGGTAGTTCTTCAGCGACTCAATGCCGAACTCGCAGCGCTTGGCGTCGAAATAGACATGCTTGAGTGTGGTCCGTGCAGCCTGGATGCCGTCCTGCACCGACAGGCTCGGCACGATGTACGAACGCACGTTGAAATCGTTCAGTTGCTCGATGGCAGACCGCGGCGAAGCGAAGCTCTTTGGCTTGGCGTCATGCGGCAGCCAGTGGCGCGCGTACCGGTAGGCGATATGGTGAGCTTGTTCGGGAATCGGTTCTCCGAGCTTCCATTTCACCGGCTTGCCGTTCTCGCCGTACTCCGACACCTCAATCTTGCGACCGTGGATGATCTCGGCGTAGTGCTTCGGGTCTTTGCCATTCGCCTTGTAGTGGTCAATGACGCGAATCTCGCCCCAATGCGTCTGGAAGAACCAGATGCTGGTGTCGTCGGTACGCCCCAAGTCCCATGCGGTATAGACGGGCAGCGCCGGATCGTGCGGTACGCTGGTGATGCGCCCTTCGTTCTCCGCTGCGCTCATCTCCATGCCGTAGTAGGCGCCCAAGATCGCAGCATCGAAGGAGCACATCAGTTCCTGCTCGAACATCGCCCCGCCCTGATCCTCGCCGTACATGGCAACGTATTCGGCGCGCTGCTCCTCGAGCTCGGAGCGGGAGAATCGGCCTGTTTTCAGGACGCTCGATACCTCGGCGAACCATTTCGGGTTGTTCTTCGCCATCTGATACATGGCGTATGCGTGGTTCTTGCCGCGCGGCGTGGTGATGAACATCGCCCAGCCGCCGTTTTCATCGAGAATCGGCTTGAGATATGCCCATGCAGCAGGATTGCACAGTGCCCACTCCGAAAACACGAGGCCCGCAGGCGGCGAACCAACCAGGCTATCGAAGTTGTCAGACCCGAGCACCTGCCATGTCGATCCGCACTTGAGCTTGATCATCATGTCGTTTTCCCGCGTGCTGGCGCGCAGCTCGTGCGGGAATGCTTCGTCGATGCGGCGCTTGCCAGTGTGCGGGTTCACAGCCTCCCAGATTGCCTTGCGGGCCTGCGACGCCATCGGCAGCATGTGCCAGTAGCTGGCGACGCGATCATGGGCTGCGAGGCATGTCCAATGCAGGCACACATCGTCTTTGCCCCAGCGGCGATGCGCGATGTCAATGGCGCGCTTGCAGCCACCGATCATCGCGTTCCAGAGCCGCCCCTGATAGATGCGCGGCGTCCAGTTGTGCGGAAGCTCGATCTCACCGGCGGCGGCCACGG